TTACACTACCCATAGGGAATACGGAGAGTACATCACCTATCCTCATGGCCTGTGCTTGTCCAGCTGTCTTTGGTACTGCAAACTCCTCTATCCTTCCTCCTGCATTAGCTAAAGTACCACCTACCTTTGTTCGTGAGATGTCTTCTAGAGTTTTACCAGCACCAGGAACACCTAACTTTCCCAATAAACTATCCTTAGTAAACAAAGGGTTGTTACCCCATGCGCTTCCTGCAAGATTACCTACACCACTTATCATTTCAGAAGCTATTTTTGGTACAGTTAAAAGATTTTCTTTAAAAGTGGGTTGTTGTGACTTGTACTGTGTATCAAGTTTAGCTCGAAGGACAGGGTCATTTTGTGTTGCCATTTTCCCTTTAATCAAATCCATTGGGGACATTAGGTCAAAACCACGATCGGGTGTAATAAAGTTTTTAGTTACATCAAAAGCACCTGTCACAGCTTGCTTGCCGTCCTTTAGAATCGTGTTAGAAAAGTTAAGAATTGAATCAAATATACTCATATTGTTTAATTAAGCATTTCTTCTAAACGTGACTGAAAGCCACCTGTTCCAGCGTTTGTTTGTGTGTATACTTTTCCCTGCCTTTTTTCTTGTAGATAAGGTTCATAGTTAGCCTGTAAATCAGCTAACGTGAAGAATGTGCCAACAGGTGTTCCTAAAACATGTTGTTTCCATTGATTTTTGAATTCATTATCTAGACTTTGGAAGTATGATATTGCGCTAGGGTCTTTAATACGAGCTTGTTGTGATATAGCCGATTGACTAGGGGATAGTTTTACATTTACACTGGCGGCCGCTTTCGCATTGGTTGCCCCTCCTCCTATTAGGTTTGCAAATTGTGAAGCCCAACTCTGTGCCAAATCTGTAGCACTTGCCTTATAAGCCTCTCTCGATTTCTCCGCTTCTTTATTCCACTTTAAATTTAAGTTATAAATTTCTCTCTGCATATCATTTTCTGCTTTCATCATCTCCTTTTGGACAGTTTTCATATCCTTTGACAAATCATCTCTTACTGTTATCTTTCTCTCTGCACCTGTAGATTCAACTTCATTTATTGCATTGCGTAATTTAATTTCAATGTCACGATTAGACTGTGTTACTTTTTGTATAGCATCTTGACTTTGTTTTTGATACTTCATATCAAGTTCAGTTATAGCAATAGGTGAAGCACTGGTTGTTTGTAGTGCGCCAAGTTTAGCAAGCATCCCGACCATGTAGTTTTTAGCACTGAGTCTATTTTGTTCAATCGTATCTTTAGTAACAGATAACTCTGCGTTATTCTTTTCTATCTGATAACTAGCTTGCGCGCGATAGTTACTAACCTCGTTCTGTATTTTTCTTTCAAGAGTGTTTATATTTTCTTTAGCTACATTTATTCTTTGCTGTATCAACCCTTCTGTTTTACCGTCACCGAGGATAGTCTTTTGCATTGCTTCGTTCATCTTATATTGACGAGCTATTTCATTCTTTATAAGTGAAGTATCTGAAAGTATTTGATTTTGTTGCATATTCCCTACGTATTCAGAAGTAGTCTGATTATTAGGCGGTGTAGTACCCTTGGCTTCAAATTGGTCAACGAGTTGTTGCTCTGTACCTCCTGCTTCAATGAAGCGACCATAAGTGTCATTGAATTTTGCGTCATTAGTTACAGCGTTTACTAAAGCCTCTGGTGAATCAACAAGACTGGCTATACTTTTAGCTGTACCACCAAGAAGTGATGTCATTGCATCTTGTTTAGAGCTAGGACTTGTCCACGCTTCGTTTCGTAAATTATCTAAAGATAGTTTGAAATTGTTACCTATGCTACCTGCTTTTTGAGGAGCATCGGGACTGAAAGTAAAAGAATTTAAAGCAGATGATTGTGACATTTGCGCACCCTTAATCTCATCAACTCTTTGTTGCGCCTCGTCATAACTCATCCCTTGCAGGTTAATGCCAGAGTCACCTAACCCAGCACTAGCTAGATAGGCTCTACTTGAATTTTTATTAAGTTTAGGTTGAAGTGGTTCATTTGATCCTCCTCCTCCTAGAGAAGAAGAAGAACGTGAGGTAAAAGCATAAGGTCCACCTCCTTCCGTAGAAGGGCGTGGGGTAAAAGCATAAGTTCCACCTCCTTCCGGAGAAGGGCGTGGGGTATAAGATTGAAATGCACCATAAGATCCACCTCCTCCTCCCGCAGGAAGGGATGGGCCGTAAGCTACATTAGGATCTTCTCCATTCCCCACATAAACCCCAGGCTTACCTCCTGCAGGATAGTATGTTTGTGTACCTTGGTGATATCTAGCAGGTTCTTGTTCTGGTGTATATCCATTATAGTATTTTGTGCCATTCTGAATAGAAGTTGGTATTAGTGGATTTGCCTCTCCTATAGGTCTAGGAACGATAGGGGGTTGTGGTAAAATACCAGCATATTTTGCTTCGGGATTATAACCTAAAGATGAAAAAGCATTGAAGGCACCAGCAGTATATTTTGTATTAGGGTTATAACCCGATGAACTTACCCCACTAAAAAGACTATTGGATATCTTTGAGAAGGTGTTACCGATTTTTTTGAAAAATGACATAAAATTAAGCTATTAAATTATTAGTTACTTTAACTTTATAAAGTTTACCTGTTAAACCTGTGTCCCCATTTGTGCTACTCAAACCGCCTGTCCCACCAGTTCCTCCTGTAAGAGTAATTGTCCCTTCTGTTAGTGTTTTATAAATAAGAAATACATTTCCACCTGAACCTCCTCCACCTCCTCCACCATATGTGCCACCATTTCCACCATTTCCTCCCGCTACACTAATTGTGCCTGTGTTAGTTATTGTAGGAGAAGATAAAAACAAAACACCCCCTGAACCACCTGAACCTCCTCCACTAAAGCTACCATCACCTGCCCCTGAACCTGAACCTGCCGAAGCAGAAAGCAATATTCCGTTAGTTGAAGCAACGAATCGGTATAACTCTGTAGCTGAAGTCTCAACACCTGCGGTGATATTCCCTGTAGCAACCATTGGTCTCATTACAACAGTTTCAGACGTAGCTACACCACCAGCACCGCCCGCTCTAGTACCACCATTTGCACTGCCACCCGCAGCTCCATATGAACCAAGACACGTTTTTGCAGTTCCTGCTACTCCGACTACTGGACCTAACGGTCCTGTTTTTCCATCAGTTCCTGCAGTAAATGTTCCACCCGCAGCTCCTGTTCCTAAAATATTCAAAACTCCATGGTTTCCTTTATTATGGATAGTTCCTGCACAGATTATGGCGGAAAGAGCAAATACAGCATATCCATTAGTTATTAAAGTTGCACCAACATTAACAGTTAAGGTACCATAATTCTTATCAGATGTAAGCGTAGTTGTTCCGCTAGAAATAGTAAGATCTCCGTCTGCAGCTGTGCCACCATATTTAATGGTACCAGCTTTTAACTTCGCAGGTGTAATAAATAACTTAGCTCCAGTCGCTCCAGTAGCTGTTTCTGCTACAACTTCAGCAGTTGTTGCCTCCTCTACAGAACCTAACTCTGTTTCAGATGCACCTTTTACTATTCCTTTAATTGACACTGTTCCGTCCTGTGCGCCAGCTGCCACAATCTGGTCAATAGCATCACTAATTTGGTCAAAATGTTCAGCAGTGATGTTCATTCGTGCTAACTCACCTATTTCATGTGTTTGCTCTGTAGTACCCCCCACGCCTCTTGTAGTAACATTTACATAGTCTCCTGTACCATCTGTACCAGTAGATGAGTAGAATATTATTTCTCTTAACGAGTCATTGTTTGGAGAAATAACAAGCCAGCCAGTAGAAGGCGTAGGCTTGACTGAAAGGTAGCGAATACCAGTACCAGTTTCCCACGTCTGCGAAACCGTTTGCTTATAGAAATTTTGAATGATGTAGAGTGACATATTAGTTTAGAATTAACCAGTCTGCACTAGACGAAGTGCCTTTTGATATATAAACCTTACTCCCTGTCGTATTCACAAAAATGTCACCAATTTTTGTTGGTGTCGAAGTGGGTGCCAAAATACCTGTTGAAATTAAGGGCTTACTATCTAGGGTCGTACTTAACTCACTCCAGTGTTCAGCTGTGATATTCATATTCACCAACTCTCCGACCTCATGTGTCTGTGCTGTAGTACCTCCAACACCTCTATCAACGTCCAGAGATACAGTAACGAAAGTACCATTTACGTCTGATCCTACTGCGGAATATTTTATGATCTCTCTTAATGATTCATTGTTTGGTGAAATAACAAGCCAGCCTGATGTTGGCACAGGTAATGCTGATACATAAATATTAGCCGCAATTATACTTGTAAGTTTACGGCGTATTGTTTCTTTATAGAAATTTTCAATTGTAGTTATAGACATAAATGGCTTTTAATTAGTTTAATCTCACCAATAATATCATTCAAAAGCTCAGCAGTTACAGTCATGACAACTGTCGTCCCTTTTGGGAAGGTTATATCATCCCGACTTTTAAAAGTTATACGCAAACCCTCTTCAAAACCTATTATAGTAGAACTTCCAACTTTAAAATATCCACCAAGAACTGTAGGAATATTATCCAACACCAAAAACTTTGAATCCTTATTTAACGGTTCTTTGAGAGTTGTACTAAAAAAGTTTTGTACTTTATATAATTTCATATATTTATATATTTATATACTTATAATGTTATTTGGTTTGAATAATTTACGAGGCTCATGACTTCCTTGTAGGACATATCTACAAACAGTAAAAGTTTCGTTTAAACGATTGTTAGATAATCCTATTGTAATAGTTTGTGCTTTTATAAGCATTGATATCCTATTCTTCAAGAAAGGCGCACTGTCCACATCTTCTCCAAAGGCATCTCCAACAAGTGATTGTCCGAATGGAATTTCACCTACAGTATTTTCCTCATTCTCGGCAGGTAAACCAATAAAGAAATTTTTAGTTTTAACTTTTCTAATATCATTTGCATCACTTTTTACTATCACAGTAACTCTTGCGGATAAATCTTTAAATTGTAAATCCAAATATCTGTACAAATTAAACTTATTAAAATCATCATCCTCTGTTTTTAGAAATACTACCTCACTAGAAATAGCTACTGCGTTATCGTTTAACAATGTTTCGTCCCATTTTAATATTCCAAATGGTGTAATTGACTTTGCGGAATAAACTGTCCCGTCTATCTCCATGAAACCGTAAGCTGATGACTTAATTCTATTAGTGTATTTTGTCCACCTTGATGAATAGAGTAAATGACATACAAAAATTGTGTTGTTCTCTCCTCCAGCTACCAAAGGTATAGCCAAATAAAACCTGCGATTGTTATAAAAGACAGTAACTTTTGGATAGTCTGTGACATTGATAGTGTATAGAGTGTCCTTTATTTGGTCTGAAATGACTGCTTGATTGATACCGAGTATGCCTGTTTGTTGGTCTTTATAACCGATTGAGCGTACTTCACGACCTGTAAAAAACCATATATCATTTTCTACCCATGATACTGCCTTCCTGCCACACGCCCCATAGTTTCCTGACTGTAGTTCTAACTTAGGGACGAATAGAGCCACCACGTTATCGTAGATAAAGGTCACTTTCCAGATAGATTTATTCTTAAAGACAAGTAATTGTCCGTAATAGTTCTCAAGCCCTGTTAAAGAATCAGTACCTAGAGGCTTTAGAACACCTCCTGCGGAAGCTGATACTGTAAAATCAGTCGGATCTGACGTCTTTGAATAGTAAAGGGATAGCGGTTCGGCTGTTACACCTCCGATAAAGAGCCTATCCTCAAAGATTTCAAGGATATTTCCTTTAGGATTACTTGCATAGGCTGTAAAAGTTGTCCCATCCCATTTGTATAGAGCTTCAACAGCGTTGCCAAACCACAAATTATCATTATAAACAAGGTAACCAAACTCTGCACCCGCTGTGAAGGTAGGTGAAGATGTAGTATCAGCCCACAATGAGGTTGTAGTATTGAAAGTCTGCATTTTTGTACCCATAACCCTGATTATGTAAGATGTACCGCTCTTTTTCTTGTATGTAAAAGGTGAATGAGTCAGTGTTACCTCGGTAGCACCGTATAAAGAACACCCTGTATCTTTAGATAGATAGCCAGTCTCAATGAAGTTCATGTTTATTGGACATGAACGTCCTGCTGAATCATCCTCGTCAATATTTTTGACAAGGTCTTTGATATTTATGATGAAATTTGATAACTTTACAGGCATTATATTGTATAACTACTACCACCTATTAAATTTTGGCCAATAAACATCTCACCCGAATTCTGATTGGTTTCTTCAAAATTACTTAATACACCCATTTTCTCCCTCAAATCATTATCATACTTTGTCTTATAGAATGCAGCCAACTCTGGGTCTTGTAAGTCAAATAGACATCGAAAAGTTGCACCATCGATGATACATTCATGAAAGTACTCGTTGATTGTAGGATTAACTGATGAAGTAAGTGTTGGAAACTTTGGATAGAATTTTATATTTAGACTTGTTGTAGAAGTTGGTAACACCTTAATCGCACCACCCTCAATAGTCACACCTTGTGTTTGAGTCCCATTTGAAAAATCTGCGATTGAAAGTTCTGGAAAAGAATTAGTTGCTGTATTTACAGGACTGCCATAAAGAGTACCAAAAGTTGCGGGTAGTGTACCTACACCACTTATAAAAGAAACAGTAGCAGAAGTTATTTGGTCATTAGGGAATATCTTTTTTTGAATATCTTGATATGTAAGGTTAACATAAATCAACAAAGTTACATCATCAACAATATCTGTTGTAGCTTCTAATATTCTCTTTCTTACAATTCCTGTTATGTTATTGGTTGTTAGCATTTTAATTTGATTAAGGTTTCTTATAACCTCATATAACCCACCTGTGAAGATGGGTTATGGAGATTATGAAACTGTTATTTTTAACATTCCACCTCTTCGGCGATTCTGTTCAAAGGCTTTGAATCCGTAGACCAAAAGTCCTTTTACAGTCGTAATAAATGACTGTGGATCACTTTCAGAAGGAACAACTGACACTTTCATAATTTGCATAGCCATAGACATATAGTCCGATGTCCCTGCAACTATATAAAAACCTGTTGAATTGTTTCCTGCAATAAGTTCCGAGGTATAAACCTTGAAACCTGCAATCGAGCCAATACGTCCGTACTCTACAACACCTGAATAAGCACTCTGAACGGCTGGAATAAACTCTGACGCTTGGCGGATAATGCCTTCTACTGCGGCATTAACGACAATCCATCGTCCATCACGAGGCGCTAGGTTACCTGACATAGCTGTTGAAAGGTCAACAAGATTTTTGTAAATCGTTGACTTTGTAGCAGCGATTACGGTAGCGGCATAAATAGTAAAGGAATCTTGTCCAGCGGCAACGAGGGAGAATAAACCTCCTGTATAAGTTGTACTACCTTGGTCAACTACTGTAATTGATGTGTTTGATGCACGTGCTGTAACTAGATAACCCTTTGTCTGTCCTACTACTTTCAAAATACCTCCGATCATAGCACTGGTAAAAGTTGTTCCTGTACCTGTAACAACACCTGTTGTTGCAGCAATAGAAACTGTACCAGTTGCATAGTTTGTACCAACTGCATTTGAGAAGTATACATTCTTAGCGGCATAATCGAGCAAAGCAGTGTCTATAACTTCTGCCATATCCCTCTTGGAAGAAGCGGCATACTCATTGATAGCACTAGTGTCGTTTTGAAACTTATCAATATCATCCACTCCGAAACTAAAATACTTCTGCTGATCAACTATGAGATCCTCGGTAGTAGGCGTTAATTCCTGTCTGACGAGTTTCATACCCTTTGTATAATCTGCAAGAGTTATTTTTCCTGCTGTACGAACACGAACACGGTCTCCTGCGTCTTTAATCAACCCCTCATATTTGGTGTTGGTTATAGATTTGTAGAGCGAATCATTGTAAAGCAATTCAATCAACTTCAAATTATATTTGATAGGTGTGAATGCAGCCAATGATTGGCCTACTATAAATTCTGTTATTCCCATAATTAGTAATATTAACTTATAAATATTACAGATTATTTAAAAGGTTATTTAAACCTTGAGCTTACCAGAAGCCATATCAGCGTTGAATTCTTTAGCATGTTGAGCAAATTCGGCTGGATTTGTATTAGCCATTCTAGCCCAATCATCTAATGAACGTGAAGATTGTGGTGTTTTATCTCCGCCAACACTTCTTTCACTGTCAACACGACTAGATTTCTTTTTCTCCTCCTCGGCCCCTAAGTATTTGGCTTTATCAAATAAATGAATCTTAGCGACATCTTCCAGTATCAAGTCGATATTGTCTGGAACATTGTCTGCTTTAAAATACTTTATTTTGAATTCATCTTTCGATGTTTTTAAATCAGGATACTTTTCAGATACTTTACTAAAAGCTGTTTCCCACTTACTTATATTATGTTGTTCTTTTGCATACTTGATAGCGGGGTCATTATAGACACCTGCTAGCGCACGCTTAGTCACAACATCTGTATATGAGATAAGGTTTTGTTGAGCTTCTGGTGATAGTTCTTCGAAGCCGGGGTATAAATTCTCTGTAACGGGTACTGTGGCTGTTGCCGCGAGTTCTTCATTGAGCCTCTTGTTCTCTTCATAGAGTCTTAGAGCTTCTTTTGATGACTCGGCAAACTTCTTTTGGTAGTCAACCTCTTGTTCGCCTTCAATGGTTGGTTTTTGTTCAGTTTGCTCTGATACCGTTCTTTCTTCTTGAGTTTCGAGGTTAGCTCCGTTTTGAGCGTCTTTTAACTCTTGGTCGAATGAGTTTGGATTCATTTTTGTTTTGTGCCGTCCCTTATGTATTGGGGGGTTTGGCAATTATTTCTTCCTAATAGTACTATAGTACTTTTGATTTTTCAATGAACCGATTAAAGTCCAGTTTTTCCTCGTGTCTAGGAGGTGAGCTATAGTGATTCTATTTGCCCCTCAAGCATTTTCTTTTCTACTTGTGGCATATCCAAGAATGTTAATACCTTTTTAATAAACTTTACCTCTACCTTTCTAAATGTTTCTGCCTCTCTACTCAAGTCAATTTCCGTTAATCTGGTAACCGCTTGGTCTAACTCCATTTCAAGAAATTGTTTATAATCTTGTTCAGTGATATTTCTTCCTGACAAAGCTACTTCCCAACTTCTATAAGTCTCTTTCTCCTCAACATTCAAATCCTCGAATTTAAGGACACCAATCTTTTTTAAATATCTGCTTAAGGTATCTTTCATGGTATTTGATTATCTATCGGCTGTGGCTGTTGCTGTGGCTGTGGCTGTTGCTGTGGCTGTGCTTGATACTCCATTACCGCATCAATATCATCTTGACTCCAGTCTAATAACTCAAGTTCTTTCTTTTGTGCTAACTGTATAGCTACAGGGTTCGTCTGGAACGATTGTTTAATATATGCTAACTTCTTCAAATCAAAATCATTATTTTTGTCTTGTTCTTCCTTGAGAACAACTGAACAAACATAACCTTCTGGATTCTGCCATGTAGACGGTAAAATTTCTTTTGATTGATATGCCCCGTCCCCACCTTTCTTATATAAAGTTAAAGCACCAGATGAGTTGGAGTTTAATAATTCATAGAATAATGTACCAGATTCTTTCCACGCTCTCCTGTAGTTCTTTGACACGACTTCATTCCTACCTTGAGACTGTTGGAATTGTAGTTGTATCTCTCCTAATGTTGCACCACCAGGCTGACTAACCCCTCTTTCAGTAGGAGTTTGTGCTACTGATGACTGTATTAGGTCTTTTAAGAAGGTTATTTGTTGTGAAGTATCGTTTAACGGTTCAATCTGCATTTGCTGTACAATCTCTCTAGGATTACCTGGTACTCCATACATACCAAAGGGTTTAGGTGTAAAAGCTTTGGGGGTAAACTGTCCATTAAGTGTATTAAAGAAGTACATACCAAAGTTACGATAGGTTCGATTCTCTAAATCCTGCGAAAAGTACATGTTTACCACTTTGTTAAATGTTCTAGTTGCATCAGCTATACCGTCACTCCACAAATCGTTTAAATCTGGATCAGAAGCCCACGAAACGATTGGAAGTCTTGTAATACCGATTGCCTCTTTAAGGGTCTTGTTTACTAAAATAGTTTTATCAGCGGCAAAAATCAATAAATGGCGTACAAATTGTTTCTTTTCCTCGTCCCATATCATTTTGTAAGACTCATTAAGCTCTACAATGACATCAGAAGCACGAAACTCATCAAAGTTGGACACTCCAAGAGTTATGAGTCTTTGATTCCGAGCCTCCATATCTTCCCTTGAAGTGGCAGAAGCAATTAATCCCTGACTACTATCAAGGTATTCTTTGAGTTCCTTCTTACCTTTGGTACTGTATTTATCATTAGCCAAAATGTTTCGTAAAGGTTTGTAGATATTTTTATGAATAACATAGTCTGCTGTTTCAATATCTAAAGAATTAGCTCTAGGGTCAATTTCAATATCAAAAGGGTCAATAAGGTCGCAGAATATCTCACTCTTAGCATAACCCCATTTCTTAAAACCTCTACCTTGGAGCCCAACTACCTTCTTTTCCATGTTATCAAGAATGTCTAGCTTTAGTTTTTCATAGTAATAACCCCATAACTCATTCAAGACAATCTCTCCGTCTTTTGCTTCATTACCTTTGCCACGAGTCTCAAACTTTAATATAGGTGCTTCATCAATCTTACTTATCCAAGTCTGAATTGATTCACGAACAATAGGAATATTAACTGTCTGACGTTGTGTAAGACGATTTGTTATTATTTTATCTCGGTAAAGAAAATAGTTTTCATTCCATTGTTCAAGTCTTCGTAATTTAAAATTATAGGATGCTTCCTTTTCTTTGATATGTTGTGCTACAAGAATATCGGTTTCAGTGTTAGTAGTAGTTGTAAATTCATTTTGCATTAAAAACATTATAACACACGTCGTACTTATTCTGCAATCCAATCTTCAAAAGATTTTAGTGACCTAATAGCTGTTAATTCTGTTTGATATTTCATAAAAATATACGACAAAAGAGAATACCATGTTATTCTCTTTCGAAATTATCTATTTAACTTCCTTAACTTTCTTAACTTCCTTAGCTTCCTTAGCTTCCTTAGCCACTTCCTCTTCACCTTTAACTAAATTCCATGCTGTCTTTCCTTCTACGATCTCATCAAAACGTGCATTAGCTTCATTCAATGAATGAAAACTATTGACTTGTTCTACAGTTAGAGCTATACCCTCTGTAGCAGAAACAACTTCTGGAGTGATTCGTTTGACTGTTGTTGTAAAGTTTGGACCGTCCTTTTGAACTGAAAGAACACACTCACCTTCTTCACCGTTGCGAGTAACAATTGCTTTTCGAAGTACATCATTTGTTAACATATATATATATTTATATTAGTTTAATAACACCATGGACTTATATTATATCAAAAACCGAGGAGTTCGTCCATTGGCTCTACACCTTGTGTTTGAACAGTTGCAACTAATTTAGGAGTTGGACCGATAGAGGACATTGCATAACGTATGCCGTCTAGAGAATGGCTAAACATGTGTTCCGGTTTATTTAATATTTTACCATTTCTATCAGTCATCCATAAATAATTTCGATATTCATTGATAATATTTACCGAACGCTTTGTTACTGATATCTTTTGGTCTTGAATAAATTGTATACCAAATTCTACTGAATCATTACCTTTGCTAGCACCGATAATATTAAGTCCATAACTCCTTATTTCATCAATTGACTTGGGTTCAGCACTGTCTGCAATAATTAAGGCAGGCGCTTCTAGCGCAAGTAAAGTATCAGCAATTTGTTTATTTGACAAACCTTTTTGGTAAACAACCTCATCAAAAATATACCCACCGTCATACTTGAGTACCGCAGAAATGGCTGTAGGATCATTTGTATAACCAAAATCTAACCCGTACCTTTCTAATCGTGCATTAACAGGTATCTCGTCAATAATTTGCCAATTGGTATATATCTTTCCTTCCACCTCGCCAAGCAAACCTTCACCATAAACTTTCCACCAACCTTTTCTATTCTTACGTTGCTCAATCGATTCTCTAATTTCAGGCGGACATCCTTCATTATCTAAATAAGTGAGAACAATAAAATCAACATCACTTCTCTTTGCGATCAATTCGGTCTGAACCCAAAACTCATTAGTAGGGTTATAGTCTAAAATGAAAAACTCTTTTGTACGAACTTCTAATTGTTCAAAGGCATCAAAGGTGTTGTTATTAGCCTCGTTCATAAAACATCTGTCACGCCTTGCACCTCTTAATTTATCCCCATTATCAGTTGAGAAAAACTCTATCCTCGACCCTGTTTCAAAAGTGTAGGTAGAGTCTTGGACATTCCAATTACTGTCTTTCCAGTAGTGATGAGATTGAAGTATCCTCTTAAAATCGCGTAGGGCACCTCTCTTTAAGTGGGGGATAGACTCTGCTACCACCGAAGTGATAGTAGGAACCGTATCTGTTTGAGCATAGGCAATTAAATACAGAAGTATTGATATAGTCTTGCTAGCCGAAGTACCACCTTGGATTATTCGGATTCTTTTAGAAAGCTTACTTATTTTGTCATAAGCAGTTGTTAACTCAAACATTTATATTCTTTTAACTACTGCGATTGGATCTGGCATAATATTTGTACCGTCGGGATTGGAGAATGACTGAACAGCTTTACCAAAATGATGTTCAAGTATAAATTTTAACATAATAGGATCTCCATTCTCTGCCATTAGGATAGCTTTATCAACAAGTCTTTTGACAGTACCCGATGCCAAGTAATCAGAAAGTTGAGGTTTTGATTTTGAACCTTTTGGTCGACCGCCTTTAATTTTATGGCCCATTACGAATGTCATAAATTATATTTTTATATTTGATAGCTCTAGAGCCTGTGCAATTAAATCAACAACACATCTTTTGAAATCTTTATTATCGGATAATAGCATTTGAAACGATACCGGAACCTTCACATCCCTTAGGTGAATATCACCAGACAGAACAGCGACACTTTCCCCACCTTTAGTCTTTAAGTCTTGGACAACAAACACTAATTTTGAAACTTCTTCATTCATATTTTTTTATTATAACATAATAAGTCATGGTATACAATGACCGCTTTTATTAAAGCTACTATTAAAGCTACCAAGAGTAATAGTAAAATAATCATAATTGATGAAGACTAAGTGGTGGTAATGAATAGTTTGATAGGGCCCCTTTTCTCATTCTATAAGAAAGTCCCGAAGATTTATAATCTTCTCTCATGAAGGCCCAATACTTATCAATATTATCATACTGTAAATTCTTTATTTGCATTGACTTAACCGATGATCTAAAAGCTCGTCTAACTTTTGGAAAGAGTAGAGCAAATAAAACTACATTTATAAAGTATTGTACCTTCTTCATATCAAATTCCTCTCTGTACATTAAGATTTTTGATAAATATTTTACTTCTCTGAATGGTCTAGCAAGGAGTTTTTCAGTTGATGTCTCACTCATAATATCTATTAAACGCAATCTATATGCGTTGTCATATTCTATCAAATGCGAGAAATATAAGGAGAATTGGCTTGCTACAATCTCTTTTAAACCCATTCCAATTAAGAAGCTATACAAAGTAGCGTCTAATTCTTTCATACAAACCATTCGATACTCAGGTTTTAAAATATGTGTTTCTAGTGTTTTTTCTGCAAATCGATTGAAAGCAGAAAAAAAACTATTTAATGTTGGTCTCAATTTAAAGATTTCAATGAAGATTGCTTTTAATATATCTATTGAAAATAAAGTTTCAGGAGTTGCTATACCTTTTTGTGGAAATTCAGCACCCTCATAATAAACAAAAATACCATCGTCACATCTAATAGATTTTACTTTTAAAGCATAAACAGAACCCGATTTTTCTATCGTAGAATTTATCTTCTTACCAGTTCTGTTTTGGTAAATATAATCTATTTTTTCCACCTCTTTTTTAACATCATTATCGAATGTGATCTACGCTCTGCAATACTTTTATTCTTCCAACGAGCTTCGAAAGCTTTTCTTGTTATAGCTTTCCTCTGTTTAGCCGTCTTTAATGACCACTGAAATTTTCTTGCTTGACTTTGAGCTTCTGACATACAAAGATTATAACACTACTGTATAATAAAAAGCAAATTGACCCTATTAATTAAATCAATAGGGTCAATTATAGTTACTCTTCAATCTGCTCTTCAATAACACACAAACAAGGCTTATCATCTTCTGGTCCAACATTTACATGGCCAGTACCATCACACATATCGCAATTAGGCATAGAATTGTTATTATTGCTTTCTTGTAAAATCGACCTTTCAAAAAATCATCTTGCATATCATCTATTGATTGCCCCCAGTTAAATCTGTTCAACAACTACTTTATAACTTACCATTTAGCGAGTTATTCACAAGCTAAGGGCTATCTAATTTCTTCATTGAACAGATGTAACTAGGGGCAGATTAATACTTACCTATTCCAACAACCTTTACTTGAATACCAAGGCTCGCTACCTCTATTAGCATACAACCACTTAGCAAAAGCAATGTTATCCTTTTCCTTTGTAATATCAAACCCAAGCTTTGTTGCCTGTGCAAAGTTAACAGTGTTAATTTGTGCAATACCAATATCAACTGTTCCGTTGGTATTTACACCAATTATAATCTGTCCATTCTTACCCAAGTGCTTACCACCACTTTCACATTTGAATATTCTAGCCATTACAGGTGCATCACTTTCAATCATAACTTCCTTTATTACTTCAGCTTCAACAATCTCTGGAGCAATATTTTTCTTTGCATAATGATACCCTGCAACACCAGACCAACCAATAATGTCCATAGCTATGATAACAAATACTACACGAACAGCTAAACGCTTTGCTTTATACCTAAACACTTGCATCTTAGTCTTTCCACAATACATGTTATCAATGTGCTGGTTTCCATAAAATATTTTTGTAACTTTCATATATTTAATTAATTACTAATAAACATAGTTATTATACTACTGTGTAAAATAATTGCAAGTGCACCTGTGGATAACTTTTTAACATAGCCTAGGAGGCATTGTTATTAACAATGTTTGCTCTCATTATTGGGGTGTAAAGAGGTTATTCATAAAAATGCTAGTCACGATTATATGGCTAATAATATAGAAACACGTTTTTTACTGCCACCTGTCATGTCAAAATGCTGTCAGGATGGCTTTAAATGGCTTAACAGAGCCACGTTTATGCTGACAGGTAGCTCAAACAAAAAAAAGGGTGGCTTAACAGAGCCACGTTTATGCTGACAGAGAATGACCAAAAAGGGGGGTAAACAAATTCGTATAGAAGATGATGATGATGATAATGTGATGATGATAATCCCTTATACCTCTTTCTAAATCAAAAATCTCTGGTTCCCTGGTAATAAGCCCGTGTTAAGCCACGTTTATGCTGACAGGTTGTAAAACGTACCTGACAGCATGGTCTGCTTTTTAACTTTAACGACTGAACAGAGCCACGTTTATGCTGACAGGTGTCTGTCAGCATATAATATAATCAAAACAAAAAGCCCGTAATGTGGAGAACCTCCATATCATCGGGCTTTTCGTTGACAGCTTAGTAATTAAACTATGCCTATCCACAGTCTATCATGTTGACTTTAAAATTTCAATCATTTATACAAATTTCATTATGACAGTATTAATATAAAAACATGTTTTAATCGCACTACCCATGTTGTGATGGGGTAAAGACCAGTATCATGTCAAGCTCAGAAAAAGAGCTGGGTAAGCTATAAACATGTTTCTATATTATTAGCCATATAATCACAATACCCATGTTGTGATGGGGTAAAGACCCAGTATCTACCCAGCTCTCACCCAGCTCAGAAAAAGAGATAATATGGCTTAACTGGTTAGTATACCACAGTTTACCCAGCATAACCAGCATAAAAGGGGGGGCAACCCCTATATATATATATATATATATATATATAAATATATATATACAATCTCTCTATATTATGCTGGGTGAGCTGGTAATTGTGATTTGTACGTTCAAGTTAAACCATATTATCTCACCCAGCATCTTTTTCTCATGCTGGGTGAGCTGGACATGCCGGGTATTAGCTATAAACAAAAAGAATGTCAAGAGATAGCAACGCTATCAAAAGACATTCTTTTTGTTAATCACATAGTAATAAAAACTATGCTGTTGTTATCTTAACATACAACTACTAAAAAGTGTACCTGTTGACTTTAAACTTTCAATCATTTATACTAATTTCATTAATCACTGTTATTAATAAAAAAAATATGCAAAAAGATTTTATAAAAGGTTACATAGAAAAGGGTTATTCATTTTTCAATACAGGTTCGTTAGAAAAGAAAATAGTTACATCTTGGACAAGATTTCAAACCAAGAAGCCAACACAAAAGGAAATTTCTTTGTGGTTGAAATCTCCAATACAAAATTACGCAATCGTCTGCGGTGAGATATCCAATCTCATCGTTTTTGATGTTGATACAAAGAACGGAGGCGATCCAACTCCATTCTTGAATCGTGGGCTTTATGAAATAAGAACACCCTCAGGTGGCTATCATTTCTACACTTTATACGATGATGTTCTAAAGTCTACCAAACATCTTAGGGTAAAATTAGGTGGTATTCTTCATGGTGTAGATATTCAATCCAATAAAGCACTTGTCTTTGCTCCGCCAACAAAATTCAATAATGGCTCATATGCTTTAGTAAATGATGCCCCAATTATTAAATTACCAGATGACCTCTTGATAAAGGTACTCGATGAATTAGAGCCAGAGAAACAAAAGACCGACTTCATACCTTATAAAGGACATTCTGCCCCTAATAAGGGAAGACCAGGAGATGTCTTCAATTGTTTTGCTTCGTGGGAAGATGTACTAATTCCGAGAGGTTGGACAAAATTTGGTAATGGCCAAAGCGGCATCCAGTATTGGAGACGACCAGGAAAAAATACTTCTGGTATTTCAGCGTCAACAGATTACAAAGGATATGGTTTATTCTTTCCCTACACAACAAATGTTCAAGGCTTGGAACAAAATAAAGGATACACCAAATTTTCCCTTTTCGTAGCTTTGAAATATGGTGCGGTCAATGCAGAAACTTGTTCCAAGGCCGCACATGATTTAGTTATTGAAAATTATAAACTTTTAAACAACCTAATTTAATGAAACCAAACAACAATTTTTACAATGACATCACTAAAGCCCTAGCAAAAGGTTTGCCTATAGACAGTATTGAAGAGTTTGCAAAGGACTACGATATTTCCCAGGAGAAAGTAACCGAGTTCATCACCCTTCAAGCTCGTGCGAAGTTTGTGTCTAGCACTTTTGCTGCTAGCAAGAAAGAGTTGACAGTTATTTACGGCGTGCTTGATAAAAAGTTCATAGAGGAACACAATAACATTGTTACCTACAAAAGGGAGGAAAATTTAGAATTCTATAAATATTCAAATGGTGTTTATAAACACTTGGATAAACTTGATATGTACTTTCTTGTTGACGCTTTAATGTTGCAATACCATCTTTACGAACACCGTACATCTTCTCGTTTAGTTAATGATACGATTAACCGTATTGGTTCGAAATTAGCTGGAATGGAAAAAAGAAGTTTTTCCGATGAGTCTTCATCCAAAAAATGGTACTTAAATCTTAAAAATGGTCTCCTTGATCCAGAGACCTTTGAATTAAAAGATCATACTCCAGAATATTTTTCAACATCTCAAGCTCCTTTTGATTTTGACCCAACAAAAGAGTGTCCAGAATTTGATAAATTCCTTACGACAGTATCTGGAGAAACAGATTCAACAATAGCAATGATACAAGAGATGTACGGATACTGTCTTTTAAACGGCAATCCCATGCACAAAGTCTTTTATCTGTACGGAGAAACTGCGAGAAATGGAAAGTCGACAACTGCTAAAATTCTTTGCGGGTTACTAGGGTGGAGCAATGTATCCACACTCTCTCTTCTCCAAATCGCTGGAGAGAATTCCTCCATCTTTACTTCAATTGTAGATAAACAACTTAATTTTTCAGAAGAAATATCATCAAAATTCGTTGAGTCCTCAAGACTTACTGCCCTTTCGTCAGAAGGTACGATACAAATTAATCCTAAATTTAAACATACTTACACTCACCAAGTTAAAGCAAAATTTATTATTACTTGTAATGATTTACCAAGGTTTAAAGATTCCCAAGGGATGAAGTACCGCATGGTTTCTATTCCCTTCCCTAAACAAATCAAAGAAGAAGATAGAATAGCAAGATTAGATGAGAAGCTCCTAGAAAAAGAGGGTTCAGGAATACTCAATTGGGCACTCAAAGGTGCGAAAATTATAAAAAAATCCAATAAATTCTCAGTAAACGAAGAAAGTCTTGAAGACATGGAAGACAATCTTCATCAAAGTAATTCAACGTATGCCTATCTTGAAACCAAGTTTGACTTCTCGCCTGATTTTAAAGATGTATTAGACCCAATGGAATTATACGGTGTGGGAGCAACCAACGAAAAACCCCCTACAGGTTTTCGTTTATACCGTTCTGTAAATGGTCTTCAAGATTTTACCTCAGCAGTTACTTTTAAAAAAGAATTAAGGAGATTTGCTAATGAGACAAAAAAGATAAAACAAATCCGCACCCCAGATAGAAATAGAATGTATACAGGATTGAAATTAAAATCAGATGTAGATGATGAAAAAAAAATGACTTTTTAACCATGTGTGGATAACTATTACATAGCTATTACATAATCTATGCTATAGTATTTCTATGAATAAAGGAGGCAAACCAAAAGGAAAAGAAAAGGGGCTTATTAAGGAACGAAATCGTTTAATAAAACTGTGCTTAAAAAAAGGTTACTCTCAATCGGAGGCTTCTTATATTTTCCGTTTACCTAGAAACACAATATCTGTAGTAAATAAATTATGACTTTTTAACTATTTTGCTTTAATTGCAAAGTAGTAAAAAGGTCGAAATAATATTAAATAATAAATAAATAAAATGACTATACAAATAAGTTATGCAAAAAATCGGTCACCATATTACAGTGTTTTATCAGACGGTAAGTTTCATACAGAGGCTGGAGAGGGTGCAGAAGGTTCAGTAAAGCGTGAATATAAAACCTCAGACGGTAAGAAAGGTGTGAAGAATGAATTCATTGTGGAGAGTATTCAGGGAAAGATGATTAGCCTAAATGTGCATGAAAGTGATTATGGAAAAATGATTCAAGTAACTCTAGGTGATGAAAAAGAAAAGATAATTATTTCCCTAAACTCCGAATCATCTTTCGGTAAAGACTTTATGAAGAAGCTCCCACTAATCGATGTGACTAAGGAAGTTAAGCTCGTTCCATATTCGTTTGAAGATGAATCAGGAAAGAAGCGTAAAGGAGTTACCATTTATCAAGATGATAAAAAGATACCTAGTAATTATGGGAGTAAGGTAGGAGAGAAGTATGTAGTTACTAATGGTTACCCTGCTTTTCCAGAGGGGAGTGATAAGTTCGACATAGATGATTGGAAAATGACTGCTCGTAAGTTTTTGCTTGTTGAAATATCCAAACATTCACTATACGGTGCAATTGATGAAAAGGTTGATTTCTAGTATTGCTTACATATTATGCAGTCAAAGTTTGACTGCATGGTTATGGAAACAAATTCAAATAAATTCCCCCGTGGCTACTTGTCTTATTCCTCACTACTTTTGTGGGAAAAAAGTCCTGCACAATTTCGTGATAGGTATTATTTGAATAAGCCAACGGTAAATACCCCCTACACTCTATTCGGAAAGGAGTCACATGAGCTCATTAGTACAATGTCGCATATACCTCACTACAGCGTAATGGAATCTGAAATATGTATCACACTACAAGGAGTCCCTCTAAAAGGTTATATTGACAGTTTTGATCCTCCCACAGGTGCATTTATTGAGTATAAGACCGGTATTAACAAGCCTGACGGTACTGATAGGTGGACACAGTCTACTGTAAACAAGTGGAAACAGTTACCTTTCTACGCTATGTGTATTAAAGAAAAAATGGATATGTTTGTTCCAAAAACAACTCTAGTATTTCTTGAATCCGCATGGGATGTTAAGAAAAAGAAGGTGGGTTCGTGCGAACTCATATTTTCAAAGAAACTTATACTCACAGGGAGGCATGTTATTTTTGAACGTACTCTAAACCTAGAGGAATTAGAGGAGACAAAGAGGTGGGTTCTTAGATTAGCAATAGAGATAGAAGAAGATTATAAAAAATGTTGTTGATGCCTCACCAAAAAAAATGTGCGCAAAGCTATTCTGATAAGGCGTTTTTGACTTGGGAAGGTGGCACAGGGAAAACCATTGGAGCATGTGTCTGGTTACGTGATAATCGTGATAGAGACGCTCTAGTCATCTGTCCAAAACGTATCATCAAAAAATGGAAAAATGAGTTAACTAAATGGCAGACAAAAGCCACAGTTGTCCCAATGGATTATAAGCTTGAAATAAAGGAGTGGTCGGCCATTGTGGTTGATGAAGCAGATAACTTTGCTTCACCACTCTTCATTAAGGGGACTTCTAAACGGTCCATAAGGCTCTATGAACTCATCAAAGCTTTTCCAAACACACCTATAATGCTACAAACTGCGACCCCGATAAGGTCAACACCTTGGAATCTGCACACACTTCTTTGCTTTTTAGGTATATATATTGATTGGAAAGATTGGCGTAGAGCTTTTTTTATCTTAGAGTCTCGACCTTTTCTGAAATGGCCAGCTTGGTTCAAGAAACAAGGTTGGGAGAAAGAGATGCGCCCGTTAATAGAAAAGTATTCTGATGTAGTACTTTTGAAAGACTGCGTACTCTATCTTCCACCTGCCGAAGAGTTTGTTATAAAATCGAAGAGAGCAAGATTTCAAGGACCGTGGCAAGAACTTACCCCTTCTGGACGTTTTTTTGAAGAACATCGCCACGAGCAGGGAAATAAATTAAAATCTATTTTAGAAATAAGTAAAGATTTTAGAAAGGTGTTGGTTGTTGCCTACTATGTTGAACAGGTGGAGGATCTTAATAAGGAACTATCAAAATACCGCCAGACATTTATGGTGCATGGTGGGACTTTACATCAAGAGGAAATATTAAAGGAGGCTAACGAAGTAGATGAATGTTTTTTAATAGTCCAAGCTTCTCTAGGCGAGGGCTTTGATGCCGACACTTTTTCCGTGGTCATCTTTGTAAGTATGTCTTATAAGATTCGAGATTTTGTACAAATGAAATTTAGAGTGAGAAGGATACATAACCTTCATCCTGTAAGATATTATTATTTAATTAGTGGTCGTTGTGATAACAAAATCTATGAAACCATTCAAAAAGGACTTTCCTTTATCCCCTCTACCTGGGTTGCCAATGATTAGAAAATCAAGAGAAGCTATTTTCTCTCTTAAATTTAGAGATTGGATAGAGAAAAAACCACGTTACTCGTGTGCATTGGAATTGAAGGATACAAGGGGAAAGAATTACTTACTCTTCAAAGAAGTAAAGCAGGTTCAGATAGATTATGGACTAAGAATAAAAAGCAAGAGAGGGGTTTTAATTCGTGTCGAAGCTATATTTGAAGGGATGCCTGATTACATTTGGTGCAGAGAACTCCCCGCCTATATTGTTATAAAATACCCCAAGTGTTTCGTAATGATTGATGTTGAAACTTTTGATATCGAATCTAAACGAAGCAATCGCCGTTCGCTTACCGAAGCTCGTGCTAAAGAGTTAGCAATAATAGTTATCCCCAACTAAACTTGTATACTATTGTATAAAGGTATACACTGTAAATGTTATCAATAATAAATAAAAATATGTTTCAACTAAACAAAGAGTCTGGGTATATCGAAGAGGTCAAAGATGTAGAAGTAAATGTTAACTGTATAATTTGTGATGGTACAGGGTTAATGTCCGATGTTTTGGAAGGTGATAACACAGTTTGTTTATGTATTGTTAATCAACAACTAAAACATGACTAAACAAGAACAAAAAAATGAAGCATACAAAGCCTACGAAGCTATAAAAGACCCAGCAGACAAAACCTACAAAGCTATAATAAACCCAGCATTCAAAGCCTACCTAGCTAAATGTAAAGAAATAGATGCACAAGAAGATGAGATTAAAATTATTGACGGTAAAAGATATAAGTTAATTGATTAAAAACATGACTAAACAAGAACAAAAAGATGAAGCATACGAAGACTACGTAGCTATAATAGCACCAGCATTCAAAGTCTACGAAGCTATAATAGACCCAACACTCAAAGCCTACGAAGCTATAAGAGACCCAGCATACAAAGTCTACGAAGCTATAATAGCCCCAACACTCAAAGCCTACGAAGCTATAAGAGACCCAGCATACAAAACCTACCTAGCTAAATGTGAAGAAATAGATGCACAAGAAGATGAAATTAAAATTATTGACGGTAAAAGATATAAGTTAATTAATTAATATATGCCTAAAACATCCACCAAAGAGATTGTTTCTGCTGTAGATGAATTGAAATTAGTTCTATGCGAAATGGTTGCCCTTGATAAAGATTTAGAAAACTTTAATTTGAAAAAACAAGCTCTTCAAAAGAGATTAGCTCTTGCAAGAGATGAAGTGAGATCACTAATGCAATTATAATATATGAAAGAAGATTTTGAAATGTTCGGGTCCAATAATGAATTAGGTTATGTGCTTGGTTCAATACTGCTCACCATAATAACACTAGGGATATTTATTTATAGTATTTTTATAATAATATGAACAACTCTGTTGAACTAGCAATACGCGCCGCTCTACTTTGCCTCCCCTCGTTTGAGAGATTTTATCCACTAAATAAGACCCCCCACAGGGTGATAGAGGCTGCCAAGAATTGTTATCTTTTCAAGACAGAGCAAAGTAGAAGGAAAGCAAGGTTTGCTGCGATTAAACTCTCACCTTGCGATATTAAAGGAAAAACAAAATGGCAGCTAGAGTGGTCTCCTGAAGCCAAAGCGGCGGAGTATGCAGGAGAGTGTGCTAAAGAGGCGGCAATGGCAGCTGCATGGAATATTAAACTTGTAAAAGCTGCTTATTCAAATAGAGCAATAGAATTATCAATTAAGTCTGCTTCTTACCTCGCTAGAGTAGAGGATAGAGAGCAAGCAGAAAATGAAAGAAGAAAACAAATTTATGAAAATAACTAAAATTCAAAAAGCTTGGCTTGATTCAAGAGGTGGTAGAGACTCTCTTGACGTAATAGATGTTGGAGAAGATTTGTTCGTGATCATGGCTTACAAAAACAATTATAAGCCTGTCATGATCCCGTCTGATAAGGGGATAAAAGAAGACTACAAGGTCTTATATGGGCGTCAAAACAAAATTCAATTAAAATACCGCCTAAAGTGATATAGGCGGTATTTCTTTTACTACTATACTACTATACTACTATACTAGTAAAGAGTACTATAGTTATCTAGTAGTATAGTTATCTAGTAGTATAGTTATCTAGTACTTTTTCTTCAACTTTGTTAGTCAACTTTCTAAAGATACCAAACAAAAACCAAATTCCTCCAAATATCATACCTATTGCTGTTAGGATAGGACTTAGGTCTTTTCCTAATGGTGATTCATAGAAAGCACTGATAACTGGCATGAACTCTCCTGCTTGCTGTATATAAGAAGCTAATGCGATTAAGATTCCCGTTAAAACTGCACTTGTCTTTGTTGGGTCTTCACTTGACTGTGTAAAGAATGTAATAAGATTCTTCATAAAGATTAATTAATTTAATAAACTGATTACATTATAGCATGAAAAAGGGCTTTATTAAAAGCCCTTGTTGACTATCTATGATAATTAACAAGATTGTAACCTACAAACTTATTGATTATTGAATAATAGTAACTTTCTTCCCTTCTCTCCCTTACGGGTATGATCTGATGTAGATCATTATGACAGTCTCTACAGATGTAGATAATCTCATAACTTCCCGGGAAGAGTGATTTAGGTTTGATGTGATGTCTTGTTTTTTGAGCAAGACTATCAAATCTTCTTCCGCACTTTGGACATTTTGTGACTTTCATAAGTCTAATCACTGATATTGTTAACCAACTTGCAACGTGGGGCAAAAATAATAAGTCTTTCGCACTCACGCTCCCATTGTGTTAAACAGTGGCGTGAGCAGAAGTACTCACCATTACTCGGAATAGCTTTGAGCAAGCTAATACGAAGTTGACAACGTGAACGGAAACACCTAACACCATGACGGTATTTCATTGTATTGATTTGTAAAAGTCCAAACTACCCCTATCGTTTGTTCAAGGGGAGGTGTCGGAGGTTGTGAAGCTTTTTTTATAAAAACGATTGGCTTATACCTCCGACATCTGCCTTCGAACTACGGGAACAGTCTCGTCACGAGTGACCGTGTTGCATCATCCAACTTCATTGTTACAGGTAAACTATAAGCATTTTGGAGCTTCTCTAATGCTTTTTTAGTTGTTGGCCCAATATTCTCTACCTTAGACACGTTTGTTGGAAAGTACCCCAAGGCTTGTAGGCATTCCTGTAATGAAATTATAGAACCTGTAAAATGTTTACTAGCTATCTCTGTCTTCTCAAATTTGAAATTCATAAGATAAGCGTTTGCCATAGGTGTAGGGATATTTCTAGCCTCTAGAAAATGTTTACTAACAAAGCGTACTGAAATACCACCAAAGTGAGCAGAGTCTTCAACTACTAAATACTTAATACCGTTTATGGTTACATAGTCCACGAAGTTAATGAAGTGATGAAACGCAGAAGGATTATCATAATCCATAGATTTTACTACTTTTGGATATTCTGTTGCCCATTCATCATAAGTAAAATACATTAGTCCAATTACTGATTTGCCTGTAGTTTGTATCACAGATGCTATTGTTTCAAAAGCACCTGTCGGAATGTAAACAGGTTGACTAATAGCAAATACTTTGCCGACATCACGTTTCCAAAGAGCTATCACATAATCATCTGCATCAGAATCTCTTTTTATATTAACATCGGTTAAAATCTTTAACGTCACACCCTCTGTCATTATTTTAGTTATATCTGTAAAATACATCCCTTGTTCACCAAAATTTCGTCTTCGTTGATAAACATCTTCTTCTGAAAAATCTATATATTTACCATACTTCTGCGCATAACCTATACCAAGATGTTTTTTAGCACTAAAAGCGCCACACATATATGATGACTTTTGATTTAGTACAGGGAATGAACGAAAGGTAGTTTTATCCCAGTTTACTACATTAGCTTTACCGACAATATCTGAAAATACAACAGGGGCAATATCAGTGCTGATTAAAGCACCCGTTGTTATAAGTGGAGGATTCCAAGTGAAGAAGGATTTAAACCAATTATTTTTCATATTGTCTAATAACAATTGCTGTTAACTCTTTTACATTAATAGAAGTATCTTGAATGTCTCTCACCATATTACCATAAATGACTGCAATAAGTAAAACAATAATACCAGACGTGATACCAAACGACCATAGAGCCGTCGATATTTTAGTTGTTGCTACGTCAACACTATTTTTAAGTCCTTGTAGTTTTAACGAATGTTCTTCTAATACTATTGAATGTTTTTCTGTTCTACCGTTTTGTGTTTTCTGATATTCTTCAACCTGTTTCAAAGTATTTTTGAACTCCCCCATGAAGATACTTTCTGATGCTTTAGAGGCGACAATACCCCGATGAACTGCTCCCATAATATCATCATGTTGTTCCCTTGCTGTTACTTTTGAAAAGGTTTGATCAATCATAATCCTTGTCTATATAATTCCCTTATCTCCCCATTAGACAGTGCGCGGTCGAAGATACGAACCTCATCCAAGGAACCGTTAAAATTCAAAGTTGAAGAAGTTGCAGGACTACCTACAGGACGAGCGCCTAACATTACAAAGGTATTCCCGGTTATTAAGTTTGTGCTCTGTAAAGTCCCAGTACTTGCCCCCGCTGCAGGCGCACCATCAATAAAAATATTAGCTCTTACCCCCATACTCCATACTCCAACAACGTGAACCCACCTATTTAGAGGCAAATTGGCTGTTGTTTTAAATGTATCATTCGAGACATCATAAACCTCAAATTCTGGCTTGCCAGCGTTTAAGTAAAGATAAAAGGAATTCGTATTAAATGCTGTACCATCCTCAATCAACATTTTAGTTTGCACCGATGATGTATTCACCCATACAGATATAGTAAGGGCAGCAAGGTTACTCCCTCCTGTGCTAGTTGTAAGAACATAGTCATTTGTTCCGTCAAATTTTAGGGCTGTCTGTATTTTTCCAGTTACACGAGCTGTACTTAATGCCATGTTAGTTAATACTCCGTTCTTTTCATTACCACTTGAATCTACGGTATCTGCCGCAGTAGGGGATGACCACCTGGTCATTCGATTATCTAATGACCAATAATTAATCAAACCATTATTTATACCGTACTGCGGAACAAAGGCATAGGCAACGCCACTGCTTGCAAGTAATATGATTATAAATAGTATGATTTTCATTTATCTATTGTCGATTACACCACTATCTTCTAATTTGGTAGAGATGGCGAGGTCAAGTTTTGGCTCGATAAGAAGGATTTCTGCTTCTATTTCTGACCTCTTTTGAATTAGTGCCTCAATTTTGCCAGCAATTTCTAATAATTCATTTTTAAAATTTCCCAAATACACTACATACTTGCTACTTAAGGTTATGTTGTCTCCCTTGATTGTACCCAAACTCGTCACTACCTCTCCTTCCGTAACCGTCTCAATGTTTTCTATCTCTACGGCCAGACTGTCTTTAGTATTTGTCTCTATTACATTTGTATCAATAAGGACTTTAATTGTTTTCATATTAGTATGATGAATCAAGTTTAGCGCTAATAAATGTTGTCGAAGAAGCTGTCATAGCAAAGCGGAACCTATCAGTTAACCCATTCACTACACTCGAACCTGGATTGATTTGTCCACTCCAATAAACTCCAGAGAATGTAGTTGTTCCAATCACGCCTGTACTAGGCGCCCATACATCCACCCACAAATCTTTCCCAAGACATGTTGAACCCGTCATAGTAACAGCTATATTTGAAGTACCCACGCCAAGAGCAATAATTGATGATGTTGCATAGGATGTATTGCACATATCGATTGTTATTGACGTTGTTGTCGCTATTTGAGTGAACGCAGGGCCAAACGAGGCTCCACCACCACTACCACAAGCCACACCAGTTGAATTTATAAGACCAGAGGTTACATTCAAACATCCGTTCGATAGGGATGAGTTGTATAGTGAACCAGAAACAGTTAGAGCGGTTGTTGAAGCATAAGGGAATGTTGAAGCGGTTGTTGATGTTGCTGTGAAGTTTCGACCAACAATTTCACCTACGACTGAAAGCTTGGCGTATGGAGTTGAAGTACCGATGCCTACATTCCCCTGCAATACTGTCCTTGTTATTAAACTATTACCCAACACTGCTGTATTTGCTCCTAGTCCGATTGCATTGTCACCAATGACAATTGTGTTGTCGTCGCTGTTGTTAAAGCCTCTAACTCCTTCTCCTATATAGACGGAGTTGGAGGTTGTTGCTAGGACTGTTACACCGTCAGCTTGATAGCGACCAGCATTAAAACCTATAGCTACATTGTTACTTCCAGTGGTGTTGGAGAAAGAGGATGCGTGACCCAGCCCAACGTTGTTACTACCAGTGGTGTTGTTGTAGAGAGAGAGATTACCTAGCCCATTGTTGTTACTTCCAGTGGTGTTGGAGAAGAGTGTTTGCGCACCTTGTCCTATGTTGTTATTTCCAGTGGTGTTGGAGTAGAGAGAAAGATAACCCTGTGCGGAGTTGTTACTTCCAGTGGTGTTAAAGTTGAGAGAATACGCACCCTGTGCGGAGTTACCGTTTCCAGTGGTGTTGGTAAAGAGAGAACGAAATCCTTGTGCGGCGTTGAAACTTCCTTCCGTATTAGCCTTCAAAGCTTGATAACCAACAGCAGTATTGTATGAAGAAAGAGTAACTGCTCCTGTGGTAGAACCCATAGTGAGGTTACCTGCATCAAAACCAACAAAAGTATTGAAACCA